TAATCAACTCTTGATGTAAACCATTCATATTCTAAATTGTCGCGATTTATATTCCATAATATAGTTAATGGAAAAGAACGAGGTTCGGGTGATTTACTTGTCCATTTACAATTTAATAAATATTCTAATTTATTTCCTTTTTCGAGATAATAAGAACACCAATAAAGTTCTCCACCCTCATTATTACTACCTCTTATTAGTTTTTTATTTTTTCGGTTACCTTTTCATCATTAAACGCATCGCTGATTTGATTCGCAATGTCCATTGTTTTATCAGCGCCAAATATTTGTGTTACAACATCATAAGGATCAATTACATTTAAGGACTTTTGCAAATTATCATCATGTAAAAATGCACATGAATTATAAACTAATGTAGCTGCAGCTTCTGTCATAAGCACAAAATCCATTTCAGATACTTGTGATTTTCCATTTGCACCAATTTCACTTTTTATCGCTTTTGTATTTTTACTCATATAAACCAATAAATCATTTTGATCCGGTCTACTAAATATAACCGTTCCATCCATGTCCTCAATTTCAATTTCAATTGTCATTTTTCTGTTATTATATTTATCTGTTGCTTTTTTTGTAAAATCAGCAAGTGTTAATTTATTTTTATTCATGTTTACACCCTTTCTTTTTAAAAAATAAAGAGGGTAATAAAACCCCTCTTGTCTATAGTCTTTCTATGTTTGCATCATAGTCTACAATAGTAAATGGTAATTCCTCTTTTGCGTTGGCCTTTGCTTCAAATCCCATAATATTAAATTCTTTAAAGAAAATATAAACCGCTGTCCTTTCAGATTTTCCTGTTGATTTATTTTCCAGCTTAGTAATTATTTTCACGATTGGAATTACACCAGTTTTAAAAGCATCGGCCATTTGATTAATACCCATACTTTCTGTTTTGTTAACTATTAGTGTGCCCTCACCTTTCCAACCATTGTACGCGTAGCCTGTGCCATTATCACCGCACTGGTTAACCTCGTTAAATTCTCCAGTTATTTTGCCCTCTATTTTTTCTAAACTAAAAATTTGTTTACCATCTAACCACGCAACACCATTGTTACCGCTTAAAACTTTATTCATTATCTCGTTCATTTTTATAGCACCTCTTTTATATTTTTTTTAAGCTAGTGAAATAATAAAATTAAGATCTGTAATACTTTGTAGTTCTTTTACATTTGCCATTAAAAATAATTGTCTTTTAAATGCCGTATTTTTTACTTTTGTATCATCCCAATCAACTGCTAGTGGGTTTACAGTAATCCACGCTGCTCTTTGTGCTTCAACATTTACCTCAGCTTTATTTTCAAAATTTTGATCTAATATATTAGAGTCTTCTAAAGTCCTGAAATAATTATTAACTGCACTTAAAAATATTACTTGATTATCATAAATGTTTTTATAAGCACCAATCCAATTTTTAAACTCTTTTCTTATATCATCTAACATTAGATTATTTATTTCTATAGTTTCGATGAATTGAAAATCTTCTGTTTCATTTTCTGCAAGTTCAGTTAGCGAATTAATTCCTAAAGAAATTTTAACCTTATCTTCATCATTAATTAACACCATTTTCCCCAGTTGTAATTCTGCATCAATATCAGATGGCATTGTAACACTTGCTAGGTTACTCATAGTTAAATAAGTTGTTCCTTTTTCTACATTGGCACCAGCTAAAAACCCAATCAAGCTAGGTATAAACTTATCACCGCTTACTTCTGATCTAGCATCTAAAAATGTAACTAGTTCATTTTCTAATTCAACTACATTCGTGCTATTTGGTGGTGTCGTAGGTGCAAATACTGCGGCCATAAATGTTTTTTTAGCTATTTTCATTTGCTCAATCCATGTTGCGAGTGCTTCATAGTCTGCTGGTAATCCCTCAGCAAATCCTACCCAACCAGTATTGAGAGTTTCTATTAATGCTAATGCACTTGTAAATGTTTCTAATGCTCCTATGCGTACTACAGTAGTTTTAAATGGACCGCCCTCCATAGTATCCTTAATATATTGCAAATTAGATTCAGTAAACAACAATTTATCTGTATTCAGCTCTGTTAAAGTTTTATAAACCTTTTGCACAAACGTTTCATCAGTATCATCTTTAATAATTAATACTACATTTCCTCTTGCACTTCTCTCCATAAAACTAAATGCAAGTTGTTTAAAATCAATTTCAATATTTGGCTGTTGTATTGTCATATTTTTACCTCACTTTTAATTTATTTTAAAATAATTTCTAATGTTTCAATATACTCACTTAAGTCTTCAAAATCAGTGCTTTCCAGGCTATATAATTCAAAACTGCATATCAAATATCCATCAGTTTTATTTACACCAAACTCAGTCTCGCTAGTCGGAAAATAAAAAGTATCGGAAACTTTAATTTCTACCAAAAAAGCATTTTCAAGTATATCTTGAATTTTTAGCAGTTCAATTTTTGCATTATCCCTAACTGTAGCAAAATAAAAAAGCTCAACTTTTAAGTTGCGCTCTTTAAGACTAAAATTAAATCTATTTGTTTTATTGTTTTGAAAGTCTAAATATAGGGATGGTCTAGTTATATTTTCCACAATTGATGTACTGCTAAATTTGGTGTTACTAAACTCTGTATCTATTAAAGCTAAAGTTACAGTACTTATTATTGCTTTGTAAATATCTATCAATGTAACTATATTACCACCCCCTATAATCCATTATTATTTAGCGTATCATCAATAAAATTTTGAATATCTGTTTCATATTCACCTTCAAAACTATCTTTTGATTTTTCCATAAAATGATATCCTGGTATCCATGTTTCGGTACCAGTTTTAGATTTTCCGAAACCACCTTTATGAATAAATCCTAAATCTAATAAATGTGTTAATGGATGGCTTGAATATGCTCTGCAACTTAAATCACCATTATATTTATAAACCTTTCCAGCTTTAAATCTTTTTAGCATTTCCGCTTCTGTAGTTCCGCTCCCAGCTGCTGCATTACTGCTTTTAAAAGTATTTTTATTAACTTTTGTAAGTTTAGTTGCACTTTTTTTTAAGAATTTTTTAGACTCTTTAGGAATTTTAGTGGTTGCTAAACTCAATAAATCCTTCTCATATTGTTCAAGCTCATGTGTATCAAATCCATATGCCACTATTCAAGCACCTGCTCTGTAAATATTTCTAAAGTTTCATCTTTAAAATAAGGATTTAGTATAAATTTAATGTCATATCTTCGTTCCCTGAACATTATGAAATCACTATCTTTTATGTTTTTACCTGATAGGTATCTTGCAATTATTTTATGTGTAGTATTAGTCAATATAGTTTCAGCTTGTGTCTTTTGCAGCGACCCTGTCTGTGGCACAATCGATGCCCATATTGTCTTTATTTTAGCAGTAGTATAATCAATTTCACCTAGTTCATTAGTAAATTTTACGTTACCCCATATTTCTATCCTTTTATCATATTTTATTTTACTCATATAACTACATCTGGAGGAGGATAACAATATTTTAATTGTATTAATATATTTTGAATAGTAAATCTAATCTTTTCACTCGCTTTTTCTACTGTCATTTCTCTATTGTCGTATAGATCTTTCACCATTACTAAACAATAAAGTCTTGCTAAATTATTACTATTATCAAATGTTATTCCTGTAGCATTTTTTAAACCTTCTTCAGCAACATCAATTAATAATTCTGCTATTTCATCTTCTTCTTCATATTCTATTTTGGCAAAAGTTTTAGCTTCTTCTAATTCAATTATCACTTTATCACCCCTTTAAAGAAAAGGGTTTTGCACCCTTTATAACATTATTCCTGCTGCTTTTAATTTTGCTAATAATGCGTTAAAATCCGCTACTAGTAGTGCGTTACTTGAAGCTGTACTATCCGCTTGTGTTACTACTGCGGTTGCAGTTAATTTTGCCCCTAATAAAGTATCACTTTCGGCTTTTGTGTATGCATTTATTACATTCCCTGTAAATTCTACTAAGACACCACCGACTTTAACAACTGCATCACTTGTTATTTCTAGTTCTCCACCTACAACAGTTCTGTCTCCACCTTTATCGTTATAATTCTTAGTTATATACATGAAATCCCTCCTCTTAATTTTAAAAGGGTTTTTACACCCTCTTAATTATGCTATTGTTAATTCTGCAAACACTAATGCATCAGTGTCAACCATTCTTACATCTTCTCTAGTGATAGCTCTTATATCTGTTCTATTTCCTTTAAATGCTCCACCACCCACGTTAGTAGATAGTAATGAAATTTGTTCTCTATCAAATAATGTTACTGCTTCTTTAAAACTTCCAATTATTACTGGTGCTTTTGTAGCTACTGTTGGTATTGTTTTGTTGCTGTATACATAAATAACTTTTCCAGCTATCATTTTTTGAGTAGCATTTAATGGATTAGGTTGTAAAACCGGTTTACCATCACCATCTTTCATCGTATCAAATACATTGAAAGCATCTTGATTCATTACAACGACTGCCATATTAGAAATAGCAGGATCTAAAGTTACATTTAATATTTTTTTAACATCATCTATATCTGCTATTGGTGTTTTGGTAATAGTTTTTAGTAATGTTACAATTAAACTATTTCTAGTTGCAACATTCTTTTTAGCTAACCATCTATTTAAATAAGCTTGTAAGTTGGCGGTATTGTCATTTAAAAGATTATTAGGCATTGGAAGTATGCCACCTCTATCTAATATGGTGTAAGGTATATTTCTAAATGTTGGTGTATCTGTATCTGGAACATCATTCCCCTCTGTAAATTCTGCAAATGGAACATATTGAGCATCAACTTCAATATTTCTATTTCCTGTTAAAGTTGTTACAGGCTCTATATTTACAAGTGCATCCAAAGAAGATAATTCTCTTTTCAACTCATTAATTGCAGTTTGTTGGTCAATCGGAATAAGATAACCACCGTCAGCTCCAGCTGTTGAACTTAATGCGTTATTAATTTGAAGTAGTGCCATATCCTCTGCGTTTAGGCTCTTACCTCTCAATGCATTATAAAATACTTCTACATATTTATCAGTTACTGCCTTTCCACCTGAAACCGTTCCAGCTACTGGAGTTTTTTTAGCATTTTCAGCTTCATTTTCTTCATCCTTTTCATTTTGCAACTGTAAATCAAGTTTTGCCTTAGCTAATTTGATTTCATTTGATTTATTTTGCACCTCTTCAATAGTTGCTCCGTCTTTTTTATTAAGTGCATCCGCTTCATTTCTCAATTTGTTTAATATAATTTGTAATTCAGCTGATAATTTCATTTAATCCCATCCTTTAATTTTTATTTTAATTTTTGGCATAAAAAAAAGAACTATAATGTCAATAGTTCAAGTTTTGCTTTTGCTAATTGTAAGGCTGCATTTTCAACATTTTTATTTTCAATATTTTCATTTTTAATTCTATTCTTTTCTGTAAATTCATTTCTTATTTTATCTATGATGTTTTGTGATAATAGTCCATTCCCAGCACTTGCAGCAAACTTGTTTTCTTTTTCAAACATAATATTATCTACAAAACCTTTTTCTTTTGCCTGTTGAGCTGTTAACCACGTTTCATCTGCCATAAGTTTTAATACTTCATCTTGGGGTAACCCTGTTTTTAATATATAAGCATTTGCAATACTCTCATCAATACCTTTTAGTATTCCAGCATCTTTTGTTAAATCTCTATTGTCTCCGCTAGTTTGCATTGCGGAATTATGGATCATAATTTGTGCAGTGGGTGAAATTTGTAATGTATCAACTCCCATAGCAGCTACACTTGCAGCACTTGCAGCTATTCCAACTATTTTACCTACACTTTTACCTTTGTAATCTTTTATTGATGTATATATATCAGATCCAGCGAACACATCACCTCCGCCACTATTAATCATAACTTCAATATCTTCACCCTTAGCATCTTCTAATGATTTGTTAACATTACTAGGACTGGTATGTTCAATATCTAACCATTCATAAATCCATGCATCGCTACTGCTTACAATTACACCTTTAACATTTATTTTCATCTATTCACCTCCTTTGCTTTTAGTATATTGATTACCTACACTATCTAAATTAATCATATTGCCATTGCCAACTAATTCATTCGCTTTTGCATTATTTATATAAGGCAATCCAAGTTCTTCCCTGGCTTCATTAGGAGTATACATAAGTGATTGTACTCCCTTTTGCAATACATCCATTTGCTCGATTGGATTAAGTTTAAACAAAGCTTTTGTGTCTACCTCTAAAACAGTGTTATTTCTTTTATCACTAGTTACTAGTAACCTTCTAGTGTACTCTTCACCATAACATTTAAAAATAGGATGCATGGTGTTTGTATATAAAGATTGTTGTTGTGTTGTACTATTAGCATAACTAGACTTAGAATAATCATTTATAAAGTTTGGAGAAATTCCAAACGCTGCAGCAATACTTAATGCGTTAGATTGTTTTAATACACTAAATTCCGCATCAACTAGCTTAGAATCTAACGTAGTTGCAGTTAATCCAACTGGTAAAGGTATAAATGTGCCAGTACCAACACTAGAAGAAAAATTCTCCATATTTGCTACGAGTGCTTTTTCACCTTTAGGGTCCAGCGAACCAGTATAGTATAAAAGTATTTTTGAACTCTGCATATTACCTTTGTAAAGTTTTTGCAAATAATTTTGACCACTTTGCGCGGTTTCAATCTGCATTGCTAATATTTCTTTTATGCTTTTCCCCACTATCCCATCAAAAGTTATAGAGGATTTAAAATGTAGTATTTCATTCATATCGAATCTGTACTGCTTGCCTGTTTTAGCATCCTGCCACACATACCACATTGCATTAGCTTGTCCAAATATTCCTTTATCATCCATCCATATCGTTACTTGGTCAGAGGGTAATATCCACAAAGCTTTAAGCTTTCCTCCTAATCTACCCACTCTGTAACGTTCGCAGTAAACATAAGCATTTCCGTAATGGTTTCTATTGAGTTCTATAGACTGTTTCAACGTACTCGCAGTATAATATTGATTAGGTTCGGTATTAAGCAAATAATTAAGTTCATTGTCTAGTACTCGTTCCTTTCCTTTTACTGAATCAAAAGTATATTTTTTAATTTCAAGTTTACCCATGATTTCGCTCAAGGTTTTTAAACAAGTAAAATATGTTATTTCACTCAATTTACTACCAGCTGTACTTGAATCTATCCCCATCATTTGAAAAAAATCTGCATCATTTAATCCTATTGTCGTTGCATTTTTAATTTCTTTCGTGTCTCTTCCAAATAATTTCATTAATTCACTTCCTTTCATAGCTTATTAGATAGGTCGATCACTTCCTTTCATCTAGTTTTTGCTATAAATAAACCAGTTAAAATAAGCATTATTCCTAAGACGTAATAAAAAGCTATCATATTAATTTTATAAGTTGCTAGTAAAATAAAAATAGCACCTATAATTAGTAATAATTCTGCTAATATGGCACCGATAAATTTTATAAAGTGTTTCATTTTACACCTTCTTTATTAAAAAATCTGTTAATATAATCTTCTGTAAGTTTTGGAGTCTTTGGAATATCGTCTATTAATTCAGTATGTGCAAATACTAATACAACTACCATATCTATTCTTTGCTTATTTTTATCTTGTTTATTAAGCATTTCATCATCGGCTTTTCCTACGCTTGTAGTAGCATTATTCATATTCCAATCAAGTAATTCATTTTCTGCATATTTAACTTTACCATCATACATTTTTTTACGAAATTCTTTTGTACTTGGACTTAAATTCGTATATGTCTGTTTTAATTTAGTAACATCATAGTCCTCAGCTAGTCTTCCAACCATTTCACCTGCGTTCATAGGATCTGTTATTATACTGTCTATTTCACATTCAAACATTGCTTCTATACCTCTAACAAACTTTTCAACTTTATCATAATCTACTGTCATTCCAGGATGTATGTCACAATATTTTTTCTTTCATATTCTTTATAATCAATCTTTTCTCGCCTATCTGCTAAATTATCTCCAGGTAAAAAACCATGTGAATAGCAATATATAATACCCTCATCCTCAAAGGCAATTCCTACTGCGGTTAAGTCTGTAGTTACAGATAAATCTATACCAATTTTTATTTTTTTACCTTTTATTTTTTTCTTAAATTCTTTTAAAGTTATTCTGCATTTTTTCCAATAATCTATATTTACATACTTTTCTAGTTCATCAGTTTCTAAAAATATGTTCATGTTTTTAGTTAGGAACTCTTTTTGTTCACTGGTTTTTACTTTTGCAGTTTCACGATCTTCTCTTATTTCTTTGTAATTTTCTTCTACTCGTAAAGGATTAGACTTGTAAAGTCCTTCATCTGTCCAAGCTTCTTCTTTGCTGCAGTAATACAATAAGCAAAATAATCTAGGGTTTTTTATAGTGCCATTTAAAACCGCTCTATCATATTCTAATTCTTCTATCATTATGCTATCACTATTTGCATAGGCGGTTGTTGTCTTAATACATATAGGGTTCATAACACTTAGTTGACCTTTTCTCATAGCTTGTATGTTATCGTTGCTAGTAAAGGCACCAACTTCATCTGCTATATAACAACTAGGTCTAATAGAGTTGTTTTTATCAGCCTTTGAAGTTCTGGGAACAAAATAGCTTTTAGTTAGCTTACATCTTATAATTCCTATTTCACTTTCAGATACAAAAAAATGTTTTAACATATTTGGACTAGCACTTATTAATTGTGCCATGGCTTTTCTAGTTTCTTTTGCTAAGTCTCTATCAATACAAATACTATAAAATTCAGAAAAGTTCTGTTCAGTTAACATTAAAAGCAAAATTATTAATGCGCTTATAAAAGTTTTTGCATTTTTACGAGGTATAAAGAGAATTATATCCCTATATCTAAATTTTTTAATATTATTTTTATATCTCCAACCAAATAATGCACATAAAAATAAGGCTTGAAATCCTTCTAAGCCCTCCAAAACTTGTTTACCTGCTACAAACCCTGTTGCATAATTAAATAATTTCAAGAGGTTGTTTATCTTTTTAAGTTCATTTTCTTCAAAACAAAACTCAAATTTTTTCTTGTACTGATTTTTATTATAATCCTCTAAGAATACTGTACATTGTACTATAACCTCTACTGTAGTTACTTCTATTCCCTCTGTTACATCTTTACAATATTTTAAGGCACGTTCTAACAATATCATTTTTAATCGCCACGCAGTGCTTTTGTAACAGGATCTTCTTTTTCTATTTCTGCTAATAAACTCATATTTCCAAGTTTTGCTCTAGCAGCTGGTGATAAAGATAATTCATTACAGCATCTAAAAAAATCAGCATCATAATTCTTTTTATTACTCATTAATGGATTTTGTACTAATAACAATCTAGGATTATCATTGACTTTTTTTTCTATATATTGCAATCTACTAATAGCAATTGCACATTTAGCTAAAATAAAAACATCTAAATTACTTAACAACTTACTTGCTTCAAGTTCATTTTTTATATAATTAAATAATTCTACTTGCTTATCATCTAAATAATCAGGAGGATCTATTTTATCTGAGTTACCTTTTAATTTTTCTTCATTTTCAATTCTTGTTTGTATTTCTTCTTTAGTTTGCGAACATTCACTTAACATTTTTGCTGGTTTAACTGGTCTCAAATTCAAAACCTCCTTTTATTTAAAAACTCAAAACTTCCATTTTACAGATTAGCTCTCACTGAGAGGCCATAAACGGTGAGAGTGAATTGCCTTAAAACAATTTGACACCCCCCACCCCTTGCCACTCACACTTTAAAATCTCTAACATATCTTTCAATTAATTCTTTTAATAGTTCTTGCATTTCTGTTTTCTCACCGTTCTTATAGGCTACACCTACTAATGCATGACTACTATCACTTAACCATATAAGATTGTCTAGTTCATAAGCCTTATCCTTAACCTCTATTAACTCAATGATATGATGTGATAAGCTTCCACTTGTTATAACACCATCTATATAGTAAGCATATATGTCTAGGCCATTAAACTTATTAGCACATAACTTAGTTAACTTCTTCCACCTACTTGTCGCATAGAATGATGCACTCTCTTTGTTCCTGCTAAACTTATCATAGTTCTTATTGCATTCCTTCTTGTCCTTGTCCATACATCCATTACTGCACTTACTATGTTTGCTTATATATTCATATTTTTCTTTGCATGTTGAACATGTCTTATACAACATTCTTATTCTATTACCTTTGCATTAACTTCTTTCTCTTTAAGTTTAGTAAGCTTAAACTCATTTGCAACCTTATGAGGATCCTCTTTCCACTTAGCACCTGATCTATTAGTTAAATAGAACTTTTGTGCTCCAAGGTCAGGACCCGAATACTTCTTTACTTCACTTACAACTACACTTTCTTTTACTAATATTGTCGTGCCATCTGATGCAAGGACTTCTTCTTTAACTTTAGTTGCAACTTCCTCAGTATATTTATACCCAAGACACTTTTTATATAAGGATTTTTCAACCTCTTGATTTTTCTTGTCTTTTGCCGTAGCAATTCTGCCCTTAAGTGCTACGTTAGTGCTCTTATATTTCCTATATGTGGAATATGCAATTCCAAGCTTATCTGCGATTTCTTTATCAGTATGATTGTTCTCAACCATAGACTCTATCTTGTCTAAGTTGCTTTCTATAATGTCTTCAACACTATCACTTCTTGCCATTTTATCACCTCATTTATCGTAGCACTTAGGATATAAAGTGCTACGATAATTTTTATCATTTCCCAAACTAATTATTTCCCTAGTTTTTTTATATATTTTTACTATGATTTATTACATTTATTGTTAAAATAATCCCTCATTTGCTACATAAGTGTGGTATTTGTATTTTTAGTTATATATACTTG